GGTTTTAATTCTAACTGTGTTCCAGTCTATGCTGGCTCCTGCGCTAGTACCCATGTTAACCACTTTCACTGTGGTTCCAAGCTCCTGAGCCTGTGTGCTAGGATTGCTGCTCAAGAACTCAGCAACGTCAATGGTAGGGTTCTGTGCTGGAGTTGCTGTGTTATTGCATGGGACAGAAAGCATAAAGGGTATGGACTTCTTGAATAGGGTTCCATGCTGCTCTAGTCCACTTTGCAGAAGTGCATTTGCTCCTACAAAAAGTTGTCCTCTATCTCCCAGCAACGGCATGATCTCATCGTCAAAGAAGTAGACTTTGATCATTACGTGGCCGTTTTGCAGATACCGGTGCTCTGTCTTTTCTATGTAGTTTGCTAGCTGTGATTTTTTAAGCGAAACTACAGCTCCGTCAGCTCTTTTTATTTGTAGGGTAAATACTTGTACACCTACGAGATCCATAATGCCAACGCCAAAAAATCCGTTCTTGTCAAAAAATCCACCAGCTGCAGATGCGGTACCACTTACATAGTCTGGGGAATGCCATCCGTATATCCCGGTTGTGGTTTCTGCAGCTGACCAATTGAATGGCATTTCAGAACCTGGAGTATTGTGTATTACAGCAAGTCCACCTGCTGCATATGCTCCTACAACGTGAAGAGTCGAAACGTTCCTGGCACCTAGTCTAGTACCGTATGCTACAAAATTTGCCATATGGTATTAGCACCCGCACGCGCAACGCTCCGTGCAGAGTTCTTTTGCTTTGTTATACTTCTCTTGAGCTCCGTCGCCTAGACCTAGTGTGGCGTCATATTCAGCTGCTTGGATCAATAGAAAGATCTTCTCAGCGAGCTTAAGGTCTTCTTTGCACTTATCGCACTTGCATGTGCAATTGATTGCATCATGTACCAGTTTGGCAATGCAGCAATCTACGTCCACCGACACAACAGAAAACTCCTTGTGCAGGTAGCCTTTGCTGTCCGTAATTCTAGTTTCCAGCACCCCTTTGGAATCCATTTGTATACCAGCGCTGATCTTACCGCCCTTTGTACGAGCAGTAGTGGTCATGAGCTCACCTGTTGTCAAGTTGGTTACGGTAATCGTGTACCTAGTGTTTCTTGACAAAGCAGACTTAGATACTACAACTCTCTTTCCTGAATATAATCCTCTTGTTGCCATGGGGTGTGAATAAAGGGGGACACCCAATGTGCCCCCCAATGTTATTACCAAACAAATTCCTGCGCCGCAGTCAAATCTGCGATGCTGAATACTGTTTCGATGTTAGTGTCACCAGCGGTATCAGCTGTGCTGTTATCACCGACGTAGAGAACTGCCTGGTTCAGGTTACCTGCAGGTGCAATACCTGTAGATGATGGCCAGCCGTGCTCATAAGAAATAGTCACCTTGTGGTAAGCGTTACCAGACTTCGTGTACGTCGCAATGTGGTTAGGGAGGTACATTCTGTTGAAGTTGCCCTGACGGCTTCTGCAACGAATTTCTTCACCCAACACTTGCCAGTCGTTACCTACACCTGGGTTGTAGTTAGCGCTTCTGCCGCTGTTGATCGTGATCCTGTTAGATGCTGCAGTAGTAACCAACAATTGGGTGTTGTCTTCGTCACTAGCTGCAATGTCAAACACAACACCTGCATACTTGCACTCGATGTCGAGGTCAGTAGTAGAGTTTTGTGTAGTCGTGAACATCTTAGACAAGATACCGTGACCATCAATTGCAGTTTCGAGAGCATCAATCAACGTCTCACCGTCGGTGTAATCCGCAGATGGGATAGTAACACTGATAACCTTGTGGTTAGTAGTGTTGAAGACACCCAATGGGAGAACGTCACCATCACCAGTGAGGTTGTTGTAACCCGTTGCGTTTGCATCATAGTAGTTCAGTTGATCAACTGGGAGCGTACGAATGATGAGACGGAAGGTAACATCCAATCCAGAAAAAGTAGCGTTAGGCGTAATGCTGATCTTGTGAGCTGTGGTAGCTGCATAAGGATCAAAACGTACGCTACGGATCAATCGAGTATCGATCAAAGGAGTAGCAATGTTCTGACCAGATGCACCCTGCACCAACTGAATACGAGAGTACAACCAGTTGGGGTGTGCCTTCGTGATCAAGTCAGCAGTAGTTTCGTCAGCAGCTGCAGCGTTAGCTGTAAAGTCAACAGATGCTTCGTAGAGTTTCGTAACGAGATAGTTGCCCCCAACTGCGTCCCATACACCGCACTCTTCACCACCAGCAGTGCTGGCGAGATCAGTGAAGGCAGAACCGTTGTCGAGGTTGCTTACGTTAGCAATAAAAACCTGCGAGAGGTTTGTTCCGAGATTAGCCATTTTAATTAGTTTATGGCGTTAAACAATAATTATTCGCTCTCTAGGACTTCCCCAGATTGCGTTTGATATCTTGGTGACTCGAAGGACTCCAAGATGCTTTTCACTGTCATTTCCACAATCTCATGATGAGTGTGCTCTGCCAGCTCGCAGCCTATACCGAGTTCTACATTTACCTCGGCAGGCTTGCGTAAATACTTTAACGTTATCCCTAAGGGTACGGTTTTGTTGTTAGAGTATAAATCTACAAAATTCTCTTGAACTGTGTACATTATATTGTCTGATTTTGCAGTGTTAAATGGATCATCTAACAATGCAAAGATGTCGTCGTGCTGGACTGACTTACAAAGTGTACGTCTTAGCTCAGTATTATTCTGCGATGAATAGTCTACCGTTCTAAACTTAGAGAGTGAGATAGATGGTCCTTCAAGTACCAGCCTTGTCTCCACTGTTGTGCTTGTAGAGAGGTCTGTGTAGGGGTGATCATACGTTACTTTGGCGTATGCTCCGTCATCTTCCCCAGTTGGGCTGTTTGTTACTATGTGTATACCTGCAGCAAAGTTGCCTGTGCTACCACCCTCCTCATCTTCTATCTCTGTAGTAGGATACTTAAGGTATACCTCGTTTGCATCTGCGTGAGGTGAGTCTGCCACTACAGATTCAGAGAACATGTCAGCCAATCCGTCTTGGTTAGACAGAGATGGCATAAATCCATTCCCGTACAGCAGTGGATTTAGCAGATCTTCGGTACCCATCTTAGCACCGACTGTCTCGTATATGGTTTCGAGCACGCCGTCTGCGCTTGGTATCTCTATTTTACGGATTACAAGTCCTGGTTTTTTAATACCAACTCGTATACGCAAGAATGCGTCTTGCTTTGAGTTAACTGTGTAGGTTACTGGGTCACATCCCTTCAACAATGAGCACTTAAGGTTGATCAAGTACATGTAATCTACAGGAAACTTGAATCTCTCCAAGAAAATGGGCCCAGCTACGGGAGATGTGTAGACTACCCCGAAATAACTACCGCTCCCAACCGCAACTTGTGTTGTTGTGTCTATATCAGTAGCTACATGGTAGTCTTCTACAAGAGTACGTAGGTCATCAGTACGTTTTTGCGACTGTTCAAACCCTCTCCTCTTGGTATTGGACGCAGGGTTATAGCGCTGGTTGATGAACCGACGAATTGCCATGTTAATCTCATGGTCGATCTCTTGTGGTAAGAGATTGTCAACCTGGAAAGATGCAAGTTTTTGCACCCCCAGGTTGACAGCTATATGCATCTCTTGTATTGTCACGCTAGTTCTTTCAATTGAGCTCTCATGGCGTTAACTGCCCCTGAGTTCTTCTTGTTTTTAAAATAAACTACGGTGTCGGTTATGTTTTCTCCAATGGTTTCGTCAACGTAGATGTACTGGTTCCCGATCTTACGGAGTACATCCTTGCTAACCATCTCTTCGATCTCTGCTCTAAGGTCCAAGTCCTTGTCAAGAGCGATCTTCAAGAATTTTGCAGGTTCCTTTGACTTCAATTCGTACAAAGTATTCTCTACTTCTAGAGCAGTCAACTTCTCTGGCTTGGAACCTTTCTGGATAAGTCTCAATATACGCTTCATCTTGTCAACATCCCCAGAAACTTTGATAAATTCTTTATCAGCTTCCTTCTGTATTTTAACCTTAGCGTTTTTCTTGAGCAAATCACGTTCAGGATCGTAGATGTAGAACTTCTTAGCGTTGTCCTTGGCCATCTCCTCCTTGGTATCTGCTACCTGTCTGTGTTTTTTACACCACTTGAACGTGATGTAGTCCATGACATTATGTGGATTTCCTTCGTCATCCACAGTGATGTCCAATTCTTTACCTTCGAATGGTATCTTCAGTGACATGCTAGCCCAGAAGTCTTTTTCTTGCTTAGGCCAGTCAGGATGTCCTGGTGGTACATCGAGTATTTGGCTGAGGAGCTTGTTTGCTTCATCACCTTCTACTCCTCTCAATGGTTGGCGACCAACATAGATTGAACCAATGCTGATCTTTGCCCCGGCTCTGATCTCTTTGGGAAGAAAACCGAGGACTTCTTTGCGTCTGATTATAACTTTTTTCATGTTCTTTTATAGTTCGAAAGAATAACTGTGGTTGCAAATCGGGGAGAGCCGACTTTTCAGCTCCCCCCTTTGCAAACCAAACACCAAATTACGATGCAGTGCACTGCAAATCGAGCGAGGTATCGAATCTGCGGAGCAGGATACCAGCTGTCTTCAACATGTGCACGGAAGCACCGTCTATATCACTTGCGCGAGTGTCAGTTTCAGTGAAGCCCTTAGGCACAACTGAACCTGCGACACACCAACGCAACATTTCACGACCCTTCTTATTGATCATTTGGAGGTTGTTTTCTCCGTCATAAGAAGATTGGTCGACAAACGTCATTCTGTAAGACTCCAATGGGAGACCTGACTCTGGGTGCTTCTTAGAAGCCTGAGCAACAGGACCATGGTCAAACAAAGGCACCTTAACTACGTTCACTCTGTGACCATCAATGTGCTCATAAGAGTTGAAGTAACCAGTGATGCCCAAGTTACGACCGCTACCAGTGATAAACTTAGACTCCGTAGTTTGGAGGAAAGCATTACCGCTGTAGTAGTTACGCAGAGCCTTATCGAACTCACGTGCACCACCAATACCAGTGTACAAAGTCACCTGCTTATCGGTAGCATCGGTCATACCGTAGAACAAGTCACCGATAACGTCCTCAATCTTAGACTGAGTGAGCGTAGAGTAGGTGTCCTTGTTAATGATCTGCTCGAACAAGCCAGGACCAGAAACAACTGGTTGACCGTTCTCGTCGACCATAGAGGTCTTACCGTTAGTGTCGTGAGTCTTCTGTCCGTACCAGTAGTACATCTCACACTCTTCCTTAAACTTGAGCATGTGACGGTACTCCTCGTAGTCCATCCACAACTTCGTAGAAGAACCCTCTCTAGTTGGGAGGTTGAATTCTGCTACGTAGTCTTTTGCATTACCAGAGAAGTGGTATGACTTACGTACGGTACCGATCTTAGATCTCACCAACCCGGGAGCGCTCCAGTTAGAAGCGTTTCCGCGTGAGAAGTCGATTCCGACGTTAGCATACAACATACCCCAGAGAGCTCCAGGAGTAAGTTCTGCAACGGAAATGCTAGAGGTGTCAGGAGACACCAATCTCAGAGTGTACTGGTAGCCACCAGAAACGGGCTTAGGTTCTTCCATGATACGAGCCAAGTTTCCTTCTTGAGAAACCAAGGTGTATGGGAAGATAAACCACTTGTCTGGGAACGTCACGTTGAACGTTTCACCACCTGCACCGACAGCTGCACCAGGTGCCGCTGAAACTACTGGACGAACGTTAACTTCATGAGTCTTGACACGGTACTCGTACTCGAAACGATCGATCGATCTCGTGTTGCCAACCCCCTCAGTCAAGAAGGAAAGAGGAAACTTCTTTTCTTCACGTCCGGCCAAGTGCGTAATAATAGGAGAGAGCTCTTCGGGCTTCTCCATCAATGCATTGACCAACGAATTTGTGTCGGTCATCTGCTGGTCGTTGTAATACGACTTAAGTACTTGCATCAAAGCCATGATTGTTTATTTAAAAGTTTTGCTTAAAAAAGCGCGTTTATGTCCAGCTGATCTGGATCAAATTTTGTTTGTCTACGCTGGTTCTTATAAGCACTCTTCACACGTTCTTCGTTAGCTTGGATTCTGCCTCGCAGACTCTCTACGCTTTTTGTCCGTGCCTTCGTGTCAATAATATCAGCTAGATTAAATCCACTATACATCAGGTAATCGATAGCCAGCTTGATATCTACACCTGCATTTGCGTAGTCTAGATCTCTCTGCGTGCTTCCGTATTCGTCAACTGGAGCTGAGATGTAGTCAAAGAAGTCTGACTTATCCGTATCCGGTATAACTATACCTGCAAACTCGTTACCGCTTTCGATGATGTCTGCTACACCGTCCCAGAACTCTTCTTGCTCTGCTTCAGCTTGTTCCTGCGCAGCAAGCTGCTCTTGGAATTGCATCTCTCTCTGGTACTCTTGAGCTTCGGACAGTTCCTGCTGCGCCAAGAGTGCTTGATCGAACAACTTACCAGTTTCCTCATAGTTCTCGAGAGTATTAAGAATGAATTGATCGGCGTGGCCCATCTGCTTCATATACTCCCCAACCATTGCTCGCTGGAGTGTTGTATCACCTTCTGACAACTGAATGTTACTGTAGTCAGATTGCGGGTTGTTATCTGCATAAAACTGTTGAGGATCTCCACCAGCAAGTACATACTCCAAATGGCGTTGTACTTCTGGGTACTCGTCAAAGAGCTCTTGGAGTTGTGCTTCTGCAACCTCTTCAGAGATATCTCTAACGTAGTTGGTGAGCCCCTCTACAGTATCTGCATATTCATATTCTGTCTCAATGCCCAAG